TTACTATACATTCATATCTCAAGACACCCCCGTCTCAGGCTGGCTGACGAACCATACAAGGGTAGAGTACATAGGGTAGGCATCTAACTCTTTACCCTGCAAGGGTTTACGTCCTGTTTTACCCTTGTAAATAGTTAGCAACACGAAACATAGGGTAGTATAGACCCTACACTAAATCATGGCTATCCAATGACTTACGTACATTAAACCCTTGCTACTTGCTTGCATAGGGTAGTATGGACCTATAAATGGGGTGTGTTAAGGCACTAGTTGGAAGGAGGTGACAAATCCTGTCACCTGGGCTGGCGTGGGTACCCCCGGGGGTGACATCGTGTGCACGTGTGTAAATTCAATGGGGGTGCAGCTACCAGCGCTAGTAAAATCTGAATAGTTTCGTATACAAAACACCGCTTGACACCCCACCTTTCGTCTACATAATCCCCGTATGGAAACCCGCACACCCCTCAGCTACGCACAAGCAGCCATCTGCATGTGGCAACTCGTCGACACGCCACCCTCGGGAGATCAGCAATGAGCGACTTCACACCATCCGTAACGCTGACGCTTGCACGTTACGAAGAACTACGCACACTCGCCGAGATGGCGTGTGACAAGAAGGCGCTCGTGCGCGCCGTATTGATGGAAGTGGTACACGACGTAAGACGAGCGACCATTTTACACACAGACCCCGAAATAGAAGCGGTTCTGCGGCACCTCACCGATATCTGTCGTAAACTCAGCCGCGGGGAGGATCTGTGAGTAACGGCAAACCCATCGGTCACTATTGACACCGCCACGCATTGTATACGGTTGACACATGGCCCGCCCATCCAAGTACCTCAGCCCGACCCGCATACTCACAATTCGGGTGCCGGAGATGATCTTCGATCTCTGCAAGGGGCTGGTGCTCGCCGAATGTCGCAAACTCCTCGTAGGAAAACAGCATGCCTGCGGATCTGACGCGTTGGCCCCATGTGCCGACATCGAACCTTGTGGAACCGAACCCCTCCTGGCGGCAAGTGCCGGAGTGGACGGGGTGGCCATTGGGCAAAATACGACAAGTATCAGTGGAATCGCTCAAGCAATTGACGACGCTGAATCTGTTCGAGTATCTGGATCAACCAACGCGGGAGGCAATCCTTAATATCTGCGGCGGACACTCGGTGTCGGGAGATGAACTGACGCTCATCACGCCGGAGAAGCTCACGTCGCTGATGGACGCCAACATCCAGGCGGAAACCGCGCGGGCGGCTATCGACGTGTGTGGCTTGTTGAATCTCGCGGCGAATGCGATTATGACGGGGGATCTGTGCGGCTCGCAGCTACAAGCGCGCGATAAGATCGATCTGCTAAAGTTCCTCGCCAACAAGGCGCTGCCCGATGCGAAAAACATCGAGCAGCAGGAAGTCGTGCAGCGTGTCGATCGCGGGCGTAAACGTGCCGCCGACTTCACCGAGCAAGAACTCAAACAACTGTCCCATCAACAGCTTTTGGATTTACTACAATGAACGTCGACCCCATCCATCAAATGTTTCTCGCGCAATACCAGTTGCTCGATATGCAGGCGCAAACCGCGCATGCGTTTCTTGACTCGAAGCATGTGGCGCGAACCGACTCGAACCGGCAGCCGTACACCCTGGCGGAGCGCATCGCCAAGATGGTCGGCGATCTCCCGGCGGAGAAGCTGCCGGTGGACGATCTCGCCCCGCTGCCGGTGCCCGAGCCGGAAGGTGGGTGGGTGGCGCCGAGCTACAACGGCTTCACCTTCGACGACTCTCACGGCTGATCGATGGACCCCATCAAGCGCGAACTGGCACGACGCGAACTCGCACGGCGGGATTTCCGTACGTTCGTGCAGTTCGTCATGGGTGACGCGTATCTCGAATGCGAGTTCACACGCGAGCTGTGTCGCATCGTGCAAAAGTTCGTCGCTGATGTGGAAGCCGGACTCGGGCCACAAGTAATTCTCACATGCCCACCAAGACACGGCAAAAGCCAGCACGTCACACGCATGTTGCCCGCATGGTTTCTTGGACGTAATCCCAAGAAAGAATTTATCTCGGTAACACACTCGCAAACGCTGGCGGACCTAAACGGCGGTGACGTACGGGAGGTACTCAACTCATCGTCTTACAAGGATCTGTTCAACGTCGAAGTCGATCGCTCCTTCAACTCGAAAGACTTCGTCAAGCTTGTCGGTGGCAAGAACTCCTTCACGTCCACATCCATCGAAGCGGGACTTCCCGGTCGTGGTGCGGACATCATGTGCATCGACGACTTCCACAAGAACACCGAAGACGCCGACTCGCAAACGATACGCGATAAAATACGCGGATGGTGGTCCGGTACAGCAAGCAATCGTATCATGGCGGGCGGCGGAACGCTCATTACGGCTACCCGCTGGCATGTGGATGATCTTATCGGTACGCTATTAAACGGCGACACCGCCCAGCAGTGGACGGTGTACGAGTTCCCGGCGGTCATCGACGAGGCGGCCAAGCTGGCGCTCCATCCGATCCTGGTGCCGTGGGACACGCTCATGCAGCGCAAGGCCAACGCCTTGCCGCGGCACTGGGCGGCGCTGTATTTGTGCAAGCCATACATCGAAGCGGGTGCGTTTTTCACCCTCGACATCCTCAAATACTACGACGACGAAGCGCCGACCGCGGCCGCGCTGTTCAAGAAGCTGAATTGGATGCTGTCGGCCGACTACGCTACCTCCACGAAGAACTCGGCGGACCACACGTGCGTTGTCGCGGCCGGGGTGTCGCACGATCGGGACATCTACATCCACCCCGGCATCATTTACGCCCGCCTGGACCCCCATAAAGCCGTCGAGCAGACCGTTAGTTATGGTCGGAAACTCAAAACGTACGTCCTAGCTCACGAAAAAGGCGTCATCGCCAACACGCTTGAGCCGCTTTTTCAAATCGAGCAGCACAAGCAGCAACACTACTTCGCCACCGAGCGGTATTCGCGCACCAACGGCAAGCACGAGGTGGCCAACGCCATCAAGGGCTTGATGCAAGCGGGCAAAGTCCACCTGCCGCGGTCGAAACGGGCGATAATCGAGCCGCTGTTGCTGCGCTTCATGCCCGATTCCGACGGCGAAGACGACCTGATCGACGCCCTGGCCGGTGTCGGCATCACCATGGGCAAGCTGGTGCGCCCGCCGCCGCCCGAACTGCCGTCCTTGCCCTCGGCCGAAACCCCGTTACAGTTCAATTCGCGCATGTTCCGCGAAAAACTCGACGAGCAGAAGCGCGAACGCGAAGGAAACCACGATGAACCGGACGATTGGTGATGCGCTACGTTGGTTTGCTCTTGGTGTTGTCGCTTTGTTCCTGTGTACGGCATGCTCCATCCGCGCCGCTGCCGGACCGGATGCGCACCGAACGCCCGGACTCGGGGATTCCCTTGTCACCATCGGGCAGTGGTGCATCTACGCCGGTGCCGCCGTCACCATCGCCTGCACCCTGGCCCGCGTTGCCGGATTCTTTCCCGCCACCGCTGCCATCGTCGCCATCGCTACCCCCTTTTTGGGAGAAGTCGCGGCCCTCGGAATCGCCACGGCTGTCCTCGGAGGCGTTGTGGTGTGGTGTGGCGTACACTCTTGGGTGTTGTACGCAACTGTTGTGGGGTTGGCTTTGGTCTACGCTTTCAAACATCGCAGCCGCGTGCTGGCTTGGCTTAACGCGGCCAAGACCCCCTAAGTAAGCGAACGCTTGCATTCGATTCAACCGCCGTACGGTGGCGGGTGTCCGAGGGTTTCCACTTCGGCACCCACCATCCTAGCGGCAGTGTTTCACATTGCCAGAAAGCAAGACCATGCCTCAGCCCGCCATCCAGGTCGTTTCGCTCGCGCAGCAGTATGCGCTTCCGGCCACCACCCCCGCCAACTCCGTCACCCTCCCGGTTCGTCCCGGCTGGCGCCCGTACACCGAGGCGACCCGCGGCAAGCGCCCGGTTTACCTCAAGCACAACCGCAATCTGGCCGCGGCCACCGCTCCCGGTACCGCCGCTCCGATCGGCATCTTCGGCTGCGATCTGACCTACGACAGCGCCTCCTTCGGCGTGAATAACGCCGGTCAGGCCCTCCCTGGCGCCGATCCGCTGAACAGTGCGCTCAACCTTGCACAAGGTTCGGTTGCGGGCTGCTACGTTGACACCATCCGCGTCTCGGGCGGCGCCGGTACCGGCCTCGGCCCGATCGTCGTCCTCAACCCCGGCTCCGGCTACAACCCGGCGTCCGCTCCCGCTGTGACCTTCACCGGCCTCGGCACCGCTGCGGGCACCGCGCTCATCTCGCCGGACGGCCGTCTGGTTGGCGTCACGCTGACCAACATCGGCACCTTCTCGGCCTCGGGCACGGTCACGGTTGCGGCTCCGACCAACGGCGTCACCGCCACGGTCGCGTTCTCCGCCGGTCAGGTGACCACGGTGAACACCCGCATCCCGTTCGCCACGCACGCCCCGACCACCGCCGGTGGCGCGTTCTGGCTGGCGATGTGGCGCGATCGCGTGATCGCCTGCAACACGGGTCTGATCGCGGCCATCTCGGGCGCCAACGGCCTGGATCCCGACCAGCAGGTCGTCGGCCTCAGCTCGGCCGGTTCGTACACCAATGCGGGGTTCACCGTGGCCTCCGCCACGCACCCTGACGGCACGCTGACCATCGGCCAGTTGACCCTCGGCCTGGGTATCCCGAACGGCTCGTTCATCACCGTGTACCGCGGTCTGGTTCGTCAGTTGCTCGCCCCGGCGGCAACCAACGGCCTGCTGAACCTCCAGATCAAGGCCCTCGATTGCATGTGGCTGGGCGGCAACGCCACGGCTGGCGCAACCGAAACCTCGGTGGTTTCCTCGATGCTGGCTGCCGTCAACAACTAAAACCTGTTGACGCTTCTCGCCCCGTCATCCTTCACTGGGTGGCGGGGCTTTGGCGTCATGGACGACCAGCAAGAATTGCCGCCACGCCCGACAGTTCCCTCAAAAGTTCGGGCTTTCGTGGACAAATGGTGGGAAACCACGGCCAACTGCCCCGACCGAGACGCCGCGGTGCGCGCGTCCCGCGAGTGCTTGAAGACATTGTTCCCGGCCGAGTTCGATCGCAGCGATCGCTTCCGCGGAATGCCGCCCAGCGAGCTGCGCTCACGTAAAGATGACCGGCGCGTACGCACGAATCTGATCTACCGTAACGTTTTGCAGACTGTCGCCATGACGGTGCCGGATGATCACGAAGTCAAATGGGTTCCCGTCGACCAAGTCAATCAGCAGCAAGACACCCCCGTCGACATCGCCATCAAAAAGCTGTCGGAGACGCTGAAAGTTGTCGTCGAACAGTACACCAACGAGACGAACTTCCAAGAAGTTGCCGAAGGAGCTGTTCAAGATGCGTGTCAATACCGCTTGGCTATCATCAAGTGTACGTTCGATCGTGACTTTGTTGAAGACGCTATTCGCATACACGCCGAAGGCAACGACAAGCAAGAGAACATTGAAGACCTACGCGTTCTCGTCGAAGATTACCGGCGAAACAAGTTCACCAAGGACGACGCCAAGTACAAAGAGATGACGGACCTGATGGAATCCATCGGGATCAGCGACGAATTGAAGCTGTGGAAGGGTCTGCGCACCGAATTGGTGCCGATCGACTGCTTCGGTATCGACCCGTGCATCCGCGGCTACGAACAAGTGTACGACGCGTCATGGATGTCGCACGACGTGATGATGTCGCCCGAAGAAATCCGCGCCAAGTACCCGTTCAAGCTGGTCAAGGCCGACGACGGCACGGACACCTCCGACTGGACGGGCATCCACCCCGACGATCTCGGCGTGGCCCAGCAAAATCAGCGCGGCGGCATGTCGGCCGCACCCACCTACTACGGCAATGCGCTCGAAAAGGGCAAAGGGCCATCGGCCCGGCCCGATTCGCCTGCCGAAACGTCGCGGCTCCTGGTGCGCGAGGTGTGGTGCAAGAAGCTCGGCCGGGTTTTCACCATGGTCGACGGCATTCCGTACCCGGTGGCGTCGTGGGTGCCCGAAAAGACGCCGAAGCAGTGGTACCCCTTCCGCGTGCTGCGCATGAACCGCGTCACCGGGCAGGTGTACGGCCACAGCGACGTTGAATTGCAGATGGACATCCAACATCGCATCAACCGCAAGCGTTCCGACGAAGAAAAAGCACGTTGGCTGTCACTGCCGCGCGGTATCTACAACACGCAGGGCATCGATCAGAACGAAATCAACAAGATGCGGGACCACAACCCCGGCGAATGGAAGGGGCTGAACCTCGGCGCGGCCAAGTCCATCAAAGAGGTCATGGAGTTCCAGCAATTCCAGTTCGATCCCGGTGCTTTCGACACGACCAACGACAAGGTCGAGCTGAACATGATGGCGGCGCAGCCCGCGCAGATGAACGGCTCCACCGGCACCGGCGACGCCCGCTTCTCGTCGGAAGTCTCCGCCGCCATGCAGGGCGCGGCGATCTCCAGCAACGCACGGGGCACCACCATCCGCAAGTGGCTCGAAGGCACCTACGAGCTGTTCGCCGAAGTGCTCCTCCAAGAGCTGGAACCCGAGGATGCGTCCGGCGCGGCGGGTGCCGGGGCCTTCTGGCCGCACGTGTACGCCCAGGCGGACGTGGACCGCATGCTGGCGCAGATCACCGAGCAAGCGACCACCGAGATCGCCCAGCAGGAAGCCGCCGCCCAGGCCCAAGCCCAGGCGATGGCGATCCAGGCCATGCAGCTCGGGCTGCCGCCACCTCCGCCCTTCGTGCCGCTCGACGACGTCGCCAAGGACAACGCCATGGCGGCAACGGTCGCCGAGAAGTGCATGCAGCAGTTCGGATTCCCCGAACCGGTCAGCCGCGAGACACTGTTCCGCCGCTTGCACTGCAAGGTCACGGTGGCGCTCAACACGCAGGCCGACCGTTCGCAGCGTATCCAGGCAATGCAGACGCTCGGCGCGACCTTGCAGATGATGTCCCAAGCGGCGGGCACCATGTCGCAGTCGCTCATGGCGGCGGGACAGGCGGTTGTGTTCAATCCGAAACCCCTCATTCGCGCAGCGAAGAACCTCTTCAACGCCGACGAAGAGGTCGAAGAGATGTTCCAGATCGTGCCGCTCGCACCACCCCCGATGCTGCCCGCCCCCGGCGGATCACAGG